TAAAGAGGTTTAGCACCAGAACATATAACGTCATTGACGCACATAGCAACGAGATCCTGACCAATAGTGGAGTAATCACGGGCAATCCTACAGATATTAATTTTAGTTCCAACACCATCAGCACCAGATACCAGCACAGGTTTTTCATATCCTGATGGGATTTCCATCATACCATTGAACCCACCAATATTAGGTGCCATCACCTTAAGATATTCTACAAAGGATCTTCCCTTTTGAATGTCAACTCCTGCAGTTTTATAGTCCATTAGTCTCTACCTAAACGAATGTACAATGTGATAAGTGATTGTGAGATTAGATCACAAGAATATGTAAATCCTTGTTTGTTTTCTTCTTCCCAGTGTTGTCTTTGACTTTTGAGAATAGCAGAAAACTCTTTGATCTTAGTTCTCATCTCATCTTTTGATAACTTATCCAATGATTTCACCTCTGGCAATTTGTTCACGACGTTTTAGTTTCCATACAATGTAGTCCATGGTGGGGACACATATAGGGTTCCAACCTACGAACCCATGTGTCTCACCAGAATTCATAACCCAACAGGGAGCATCATCATTCTCAAGGTCTAGTGATTTACGATACTCATCCTCACCATACATAACGACTGCTCGCTCTGCTTCATTCAAACTAGTGAAGCAGGTGAAGGCATTCTTTCTAATCTCATCAGGGATTTCGTGTTTCATTCTAATACAATTTCAACTTCTTCATCAAGTTCCCAAGAATCTTCACCCGCAAGATACTGTTCCAACTTACCCACTAATTCCGGCGGAAACTCATCAACAAACATCCCCCATGTTCCGGTTTCGACCGGATCAGGTTCCCAAGTAGATACTTTCACATCCTCATATTGAGAGAAAATAAACTCAACAATATTTGTTTGGTCGTCTTCAGTTTGGCAGTAAATTTTAAGATCGTTCATTGAATTGCAAGTGGTTGTAGTCGGTCAAGGATTTCCCGATAAGCAGGAACAATATCTCCTTCGTCGTTTCTGAATAGATCCTTATCAAATCTTTCATCACTACCAATCTTCCATAGTCTCATACTATCAGGACTAATCTCATCAGCAAGTAACAACTCTCCGTGAGCGGTGTATCCATACTCAACTTTAAAGTCAACCAGATCAATGCCCATAATGTAGAACATCTGACGAAGATAATCATTAATCCGTAGTGTCATCTCAACAAATGGATCAGGATTATATCCCATCAAACGCACACGATCTGGTGTTAGAAGGGGATCATGCTTGCTATCATCCTTCAGAAAGAACTCAACAATCGGTTGTGGTAGTGGAGCACCTTCTTGAAGAGTTGTCTCACGAACAATAGATCCAGCAGCACGATTCCTACAAATAACTTCTAGTGGAACGATATCTACTTTCTTACAGATCATCTTGTTCGCACCAACCATATCAATATAATGTGTTGGGATAAGTTCTTTGGAAAGTTTTTCAAAGATGATAGATGAGATACTACAGCAGAGAGATCCTTTTCCTAAAGGATGATCAACCATCTCACCATTACCAGCAGTCACCTTATCATGATACTCAATGATGACACGATCAGCATCGTCACCAGCATACACAGTTTTGACCTTGCCTTCTAAGATTACTTCCATCAATCATCCTCCAGTTTATATGTAATAGTAATTTGATTGTATACTTCATCTCGGTTATCGCTGTTGTATACATGACAGCGTTCTACCTTAGCATCCAATAGTTTCTCAATATTATTGAGTTGCCATTCAACAACATACTCTTTAAATTTAGGAGTAATACCTGTCTTGCTTGATCCTGGTGTGTTAAATTCCATTACTCAATACCTTTAGGAAATTCTTCAATCTCAGTCAATTCATAGTCCCAGTCTTCCATAACTGTATTGGCATAGAAACGATCAGAAAGCATTTCGATTTCTTTCTCGGCATACTCTCTGGTCTCTGCTTCCAACCAAATATCAATCACCTTACCAAGTCTAAGTTTCTTGATATCCAACTCAGACAATCGTCTACTACCATCTCTCACGGCATTACCAGGAGAGTCATCAACCTGTGATCGTAGTCGGATGAATACTAATGCTTTAAATTTCATACTTTCTCCCTCTCGTCAAGTACTTCATGAATAATTTGCTTCAACTCCATGCGTTCTTCTGGTGTGAAGATTGTACGATGCTTTACTGACATAGGATCATAACTACTTGGTTTCTTTGATTTGCCAGGAAGACTCATACCCTGTGTATCGATTTTATCCATAGGTGTGTTTATTGTGAGTTCATTATACAATAAAAAACCACCCCAGTCAAGGAGTGGTGGACGGTTTAGTAATTGCTTTCATAAAAAAGGAGTGCCGTAGCACTCCCAATATACCTTCTAGAAGGATACCTGTCTGGTTATCAGAAGTTGTACTTAAGACCCAACTTACCACCGACGTTCAGGTCATCGAAGTCCTGATCAGCAGTCAACATGGAAAGTTCGCCATATGCACCGAGTGATTCGGTCAGGGCAACGGAAGCACCAACTTTACCGGAGATCTCAGTCTCAGACTCTTCACCGTCAACGGCAACGATAGCAGGACCGCCTTGAACATACCAACCGGCGTTCTCACCGATAGCACCTTCGTAGCCAATATGAAGATCGGTTACAGCACCAGAGTAGTCATCACCGACCCAACCTGCGTTGGTTTCGACGTTGACATAAGGACCTGCAAGGGCAGCACCGGCGGACATGGACAGAGCAGCAGCAGCTGCGAATACAGATTTGAACATTTGTTTACCTCGTTTTTTTCTCGTGGAGAATACCCACGGATGGAAAGGGAATCGACAACTCCCTGTTAAATATTACCGTTTGTTACTTTAATTACTGAAAGACAAAGGTGATGTTATTTATTATAACCGATGGTTTCGGTTATGTCAACCCCCTTGTGGGGGCTGTTGTTGTGATGAATTCGACACTCTACCAAGGTAAGGATCGAAGTCCATCAGTTCGTCAATTGTCATTTGAGCTCCAGCATTTGCCCAGAAGTTCATCTGTGCTTCATAGTTTTGTTTATGAAATACATCTACATGTTCTGGATGAATACTAGAACCCAATTCAGTTTTGTATAATAAAAGGGGAAGGGCATAAGCATTACCAGAATTATACAGAAGATCATCTGCAACTGGTCTTGGTCTTACACCATTATCAAGTTTGTACTTGTCACCTCTACAGTGAAGACGAATCATCTTTTCAGCATGGTGTCTTGTGATAAGGTAGCAAGCAGTTGAGAAGTCATTGACAAACCTCTTGTGAACTTTGATGTGGATATCACCAGTTGAAATAATAGCAATCTGGCAAAGGTCCCAATCATAAGGAATCTTACTATAGAAATCCTTCCATGTAAAGTTCCAGAACCGTACAAGGTTTAGATCACAATCATCTTCCATGATGATTGCATAAGGACTATCAGAGGTTTCATACCAATGTTTGATAGCCTTAAGGTGAGATGTCACACAACCCACCTCACCCGATGAAACCATGTCAGGGTATCTTCCCTTCAGAATATCACTTAAGTCGTCTTCACGACCGTCATAGGCAGAGATACGCGTGTAGTCTTTGATCTCCCAGTACTTAAACTGGTCCTCCATAAACTTCCATCTCTCTGGTTGACCATCTAGATTAATACAATAGATCGGACCAATACCGTTAAGTTTGTATACTGATTTGTTCTTATCCATTATAAAATCTCCCAGTGACTAGGGTACAGGTCTTGTGTATTTAAGTGAGCATTGTTTGGTCCAAACCATTTAGATGGAGCAACCACTCTACCCGTGTTGGCCAACCATGCACCCCACCATGAGAAGGTGGAGTTTGCAATAATGAAGTCACTACACTGTGTCATCATAAACAGATCATGATAAGAACTATTACCATCAGAGATAATAAACCTATCAGGTTTGAAGAGTTCTTGAGCAGATGCCCAGAATATATCATCAGAAAATATGATGACTTCTCTATCAGGGTCAAACTTCTTCAGTGCTTTCTCATACCAATCAAGAGAAAGGTTATGATGATTACCACTGTTGATTAAAAAATCACCTCTACGAATATGTAATGCGATAGGATCTTGATCAAAAACTTCCTCTACAATTTCTTTACAGTCATCTCGAATACTCTTTTTGAATATAAAGTCCCTGCGGATAGTATCTTCAATATGTTTGAAGTACTTTTCTGTCTGAAAAAAACCATACAGACTTACATTATCTGGACAGTTATTGAATAAGGTTTCATCGAAATCAAACCTTTGCTCTGTAAGAATATCAGATCCTATTGTACTTCTTTGACACTCAATATCAAATACATTATCAAGTTCGATAGTAAGTATGTTACCTATACCGTCATGATGTTTCTGATTATGTTTAGGGATACACATATCGTATCCTCGATTTTGTGCAATACCCTTTATTGCTGCAAACTGAAACATCTGGTTACCCAGTTGTCCAGCCTTTCCGAGATAATCAAACCCAATCATTTTTCATTTCGTTGAATACTTTTGCAATACCCTGGTCAATTGTAGTCTCTGGAATCCACCACCCGTGAATATAATTACTTGCTTCATTCCTCTTGTCAAGTTGAACACTATCTTTTGATGTTCCTGGTTTGATTTTAACATCATACTTCTCAATTATATTGAATTGACCAGAAATAATCTCTGCAACTTCCTTAATTGTATTCCAGTGGAATGATGTCAAGTGTAGTTCATCTTCAGGTTTGAAGTCAGTATAACATTCCATGATAGTCTCAAGACCTCTACAACAGTCTTCAGCATATAAGAACTGTCTTTCTTCTGTACCGTCAGTCATCATCTCAAACTGACCTTCTTCAAACCCTCTACGAATGAAATCAGTAATTACATGAGACTTCTCATGGTCTTTCTCAATACCATATACATTCCAGAACTTAACTGTCAATCCTTTGAGTGACTTAGTGTATAATTCTCCTACAGTTTTAAGAATACCATAGGGTGAGTAACTCATGTTTGCCATCTGTGAAGATGCAAAGATAAATCTCTTATGGTATTTTTCCAATAGACCAAATACATTCGCCATCAGACGAGTGTTGTTATTGATAAAGTCAAAGGTATGTTGATACTTCTTCAGATATCGTGATCCACCTACATCAAATGCAAGAAAGAATACGAAGTCTGATTCTTTTACATAATGTTCAAGAGATAGATTTGGAATCAGAGTTAGATCCTGTTCTGGACCATTTGTGATATCGAAATCAAAAACCTCGTGACCCTTTTTACGAAGATAGTCAGACAGGTATGCACCTATCTGACCACCAGAACCTAGATTAAGAATTTTCATTGATACTTTTTAAGATAACTTTGGACCGAGTAATACTCTATGAGCTCTTCTTTGGTCAGTTTTTGAATCTTATCCCATTCAGACATATTAGAATTCATGTGAGGATTAGAAAACCAAGAGTTCTCACCACGGGAATGTTCGAGATGGTATATGTAGTTAGATATACGTCCTACATTATACCCTAGTTTTGTAAATCTGTAAAACCTTTCCTTGTCTTCTGGTGCATAGGCTTTAAAGTTTTCATTCTCCATACCACCTTTGATATAAACATCACGGTTGAAGAACTGAACATGTCCATACTGTGCATCATGAACTTTAGAATGTGATTTCAGATACTCATAGTCTGTTGTCTCTAGAAAATGAGATACAACTTTGTCCGACTGTTCTACTTGGTATTGATAGTTACCAGATGCATAAGGGTATACAACATCGTAGATACCATCAAGAATACCTTTGTATGCTAGTTCATATGATTCTAGAGGGAGGATAGCATCACAGTCATAGTTCACAACTATCTCTGTATCTGCTTCCATAATCATCTCATTTAGAACTCTTTGTCTATGAAACAATGGTTCGTTACTCTGCTCAAAGATATGTTTTACATTTACATTTACATCCAAGATACTTTTAAGAATCGGAAGAGCATCTCTTTCAAATACAGATTCACTATCAACTTCTTTGATGATAATGTTTGTATTGAAGTTCTCTAAAAGAAATGCTGTAGTAGTAATAACATTTCTCAACCTATCTGAGGATTCAATTCTGATAGGAATAATAAACGTTGCTTGTGATAGGTCAATCATAGTTGTGTTTTGATCCAATCAAGAATGTTTACTTTAGGTTTCCAGGTCAGTTCTGACTTTGCCTTACGAATATCTGCAAGGGTTTCTCTCATCTCACCAGGTTTACCTGATAAGAAAACCTGATCATCAGAGATGGCATCTGCAATATCTTTAATACTCCAGTTCTCACCATACCCAATGTTATAAACTTCACCCCAGTTGTCAAGTTCCATGAAACTAATCAGTGCATTGGCATTGACTACATCAGATACATGAATAAAGTCACGACGTTGTGAACCATCACCAAAGATAGTAATGGGTTGTCCCTCTCGGGTCATCTTCAGAAACTTACTCACTGCGGGAGCATATGTTCCTACATGTCTGGCCCTCTCTCCATACACATTAGTATATCTAAATGCTACAGTTTTCATACCATGGAGACCATGATATGACTTGACCAGTTGTTCACCAGCCAACTTACCAATAGCATAAGGATTGAGAGGGTCTTCTCTCATAATTTCCGTATTGGGAATAGGATTCTTATTACCATAACATGCAGAGGTAGATGAGTAGATAAACTTTTCTACACCACACTGTCTTGCAGCTTCAAGTACATTGGCTGTACCCATGACCTGTGTTTCCATTGTATCAAGTGGGAAGTCAATCGATGCCTGAACACTTGCCTTAGCCGCAAGATGATAGACATAATCAACTCCCCTAAACTTATCAACAATATGATAAAAATTTCGAATGTCTACAGGGTAATTTGTTGCACCACTGTTCCAATGATAATCATCATGACCTTCAGATGATTCATTATCAAGAACGATCACCTTGTGACCCATTGATAATAGTTTGTCCACCAAGTGACTACCGATAAATCCGGCACCACCCGTAACAAGGGAAGTTTTCATAGTCTCTCAAAAATCCTATTCTTAAATGATTCCTCTACATTGTATGGTTCGGGAATAATTACCTTAGGTTTGGTATCTCCTAACCACCATGCAACCTCAGCAAACGTTGAGGCATATGTACCCACAATGGTATCACACTTGGACAGAAGCATCAAGTCAATGAATGCGTCTACTGTGTCTTGCATGGACTTGTTATGTCCTGACTCAGCCATGTGTGGATGATTATATTTCTTCTGTTCGTGAGTGATGATACGATTGCCATACTTATTCTCAAAGTGTTTCAATACATCACTGTTGTCACCACAAAGAAAGATCTTTCTATCTTTGTCGAAAGTATCTATAACACTTTCAAACAGTTCATTACTATGATACTTGTGTCTATCACAGTACCACGATCTAATATGCAAACCAACTACTTTGCCCCAACCCTCAGTAAAATCGTTAACATAATCAACAATATCTTGTCTAGGTTGTAAGTAACCAAATGCTTTCTTATACTGTTCGATAAAATACTTAGGGGTATCTTCATATAGAAGATCGATATACTTATACTCACCAGTCTTTCTATCTTCACCAGGGAGAATAGGTAATCTCCAGTGATCAAAACATGGATAATATCCAAGTTGTTCTATGTTTGCCAGAGTGATGTCGTTAAAGATATATGCATCCGCCTCGTTGGTGGTCATACATTGTTTAAATGTTCTATAGATACCTGCATAGTTTTTAATTCTATTTGCTAAACCAGGTGAACCATCGTGAATTGCAATCTCAATCATGCTTTAATTACCTCCCATGACTCGGGGTATAAATCTTCTGTACTAATATGTTGTAGACCAGGACCGTACCATGGTGTTGGTGCAATCACTCTCTTATTTGGATTCTGTGATAAGTATGCACCCCACCAACTAAATGTACTATTGGAGGTTATAAAGTCCGAACACTTAGAAATCAAACATAGATCAAAGTGAGACTTTTCTACCTTAGTTGTGATGTCATTGAAATAGAAGTTCTTACCTTTGAATACTTCTTGTTCTCTACATAAATCGAGATTGTTTGAACAGATAATATAAGTTCTGTCTTTACCTAACATCTCAATACCACGTTCAAAATATTCCCATGGCAAGTTACGATGATTGTTATGACTACCAGGGTAATCAAAGTGATCATTATACTCTCTCACACAGATAGAGACGGGGTTTGTACTTAGAATATCACCATAGGTATAATCAACTTCATCGATAATAGTATCTTTAAATCTAAAATCCCATTTCAATAATCGTTGTGCATCTTTAAAATACTTTTCTGTTTGAAAGTACCCACTTAGATGAATGTGATTAGGACACTCATTAAAAAGGTCTTCTGCAAATGTATGAGACTCATGAAGAACACACTCAGGTCCGTCAATAAGACCATAACGGTTACCACAATGAAGCATTTCAAAACATTTACTGAGCTCTTGGTCTTCTGGGATTCTAAAGTCATAACCTTTATTCTTTGCAATACCTACAAGTCCAGCATATTGGAATAGTTGATTACCAATTCTTCCATTACTACCAAGGTTGTTCATTCCAATAGTCATAATTCAATCTCCTTGTTTTGTTCCGCCAGTGTTGTGTCTACAGTATCTCCTACGTCTAATGAATAGAAAGTATGCCAACCTCTTGCATTGGCTGCGTACCAGTTATTCAATGCACCTCTTGTCATCTTAATCTTTTCCCAGAACTCTCTTGATTGAATCTGGTAGTGATTGTTTAGTATCTCAGGATCGTCTGGTCTACCAACAAATGATAAGTTAATGTTAGGTCCACTAGTGAATATCTTATGAATATTAAAAGATTGTACACCAAATCTAGTGTTTGCAATCTGTTTAGGTGCCCAAAGATTAAACCATTCAGGTTCTTCTTGTCCGGCACCAGCACATCTGGATCGATGGGTCATCCATACCCTGTCTCCAAATTCAGCACGACTAGTAAAATTCTTAACCAGACCACCATCAGGGTGATAAAGATGATCGTTACTATTGAACCATACCCAATTGGTTTCAATTGTACCGTACTCTTCGTAGTTCCTTAAGACTTCTTTTAAGTCTACTGTCTTAGGACTATATAGAAATTCATCTAGATCGATTTGGGCAATCCATTGAGTTTCATTACAAATAGGTAAGAAGAAACGATTGTTTACATCAGTCTGTCTACCAGTATATTTTTCTGTGATATTATTCTGGAAGAGTGTAACAAATCCTTCACGAATGAACGGTTCAAGTATAGGCAAATACTCATCATCACTGAAGTCGTTGACCAAGTAGATGTGATCAACCCCGTGATGCTTATAATGTAGAACCCACTCCTTAAGATTCCAGCTTTCATTCTTGAAAACAGATGCGATTGACAGGTAATGTTTCATAATATAATACCGTGTTTCTCTCTACAATACACAAATTCTTTTTGTACATCCTCGTCACTAATCGTGGATGACAACGCATCTTTATTTACCCTCTGAGTAATCATGCACTCATTCAAGTAGATACAATCACCATACTTAGACCTTAGTGAGTAGTAGAAATCTACATCCAGTAACATAATTGTTTTCGAATCCCATCTGACATCTATAGGGTTCTTGTATGATATCACAGAAACACCACTCATGGTATTGTTTCCTCTGGCCCGTAACATATTGTCATTCCACCGGGGCATGATGAACGTATCAAATGTTTTACCATTATCTCTCGTATGATTAGTACCACATACCAACCACATCTTATCGGAATTTATTAATGTATTATAAGTTTTCTCTAGTGCATCATTCGTATAGAAGTAGTCATCCATATACATCATCTTAACAATCTCACCCTTAGCAAGATCCATTCCAAGATTCTTATTAGATGCTACATCACCGCGGTTCTCTTCGTTTCTAAAATAGATAATATTTAAATCAAAAATGTTATCATGACAGAACTCTTCAATGTCAGTATTGACACTGTGATCTGGAATGATAACTTCTACTTCCTTTAGTGTTTGTTGTGAGATGGTTCTAAACATATCAGAAAGGTATCTGACACCCTTACCACCATACTCATAACAAGGGATGACTACTGATACCTTTATTTCCATACCTTGACACCAGCACTGATACCATCTTCAATGATTTCGAAGTTGTATCCGTGTTTTGTAATCCACTCTCTAAATGCTTTTCTTTCGTGATGATCATAGTCAGGCTCATGACCATGCCAGTCATCAAAACGGAAGTAGAGTTTATCCCATTCACACTTATCGATGAACTTGAATGCTGATACTGTGGGTTCGTAGATGTCTAGATCAATATGAATTGCACCAACCTTACCAATACCAAAATCAGATGGTTCTTTCTCTACCATCTCATGAACATCTTCAACAAAGATTTTGATATTAGGTGAGACTGAACACTTTCTCTTAACATCTTCTACAGTTTTGGGGATCCAAGTATACTGTGGGTCACCAATACGGAATGCACCTTCTGCCCAACCAGCATACGATGGTGTTGGTTGTTGTGTGACTTCTAGACCTTTGAAGTGATCGAAACCAAAGACTTTACGTGATGGATTCTTCTGTCCTATAGGGAGTAGTGTACCACCACTACAGACACCGAACTCTAGAATATCTCCTTCTCCTCCAAACTCATCCACATTTTCTGCAAAGGTAATGTGATTGAGAGTGTATGCTGCTGTGTTATTGTCAGTTCTTTTTGGACCTTCAGGGAACACGTTGTCTACCTCCACAAAGGAGGGAGCATTATAAACAAATGACATAGTAATAACAAATCTGTAGTATTTATCGGGGGTTATAACCCTCCACGGTGACACCAGGTGGAAGATTATTGTGGAACCCAAATGGAATTATGCCTTGGTTCTCAGGGACAGGAGACTCGTATGAAAAGTATTTTGCTACTTCTATTGGAGCTATCTTACACCCACGCAGCTCATAAAGGTGTTTGTTGTGGACACATATATTACCGTCCTCGTTCGTGTTGTTACCACCAAACATCTTATAGAAGTCCTTTGCAACATCGGCAACTCTGAATGGTATCCATTGTGTTCGTGGAACTTCTAAAAGTTTCTTTGATCTCAATGAGAATCCACCATTACCTACTCGCTGATGTTCTCCATAGGGAGTGATGTATGCTCTGTCTCTGATTGGCCATGGGGCTCCGATGTAGTCATACGAGAAAAACTCCTCCCTCCAAGCATCAGGATTAATAATAAAAGCATGATCCTGGACGAGGAGGCAAAACTCTGTATTAATGTGTTTGTGAAGGTGGTAAAGAATGTAGTAATTGTATTCATCAATATTAGTAAGTGGTTTGATTTGTTCTTCTACTAAAATACCATCAACAGAACATTCGTCCTTGTATTTGTTGACGTAGTTTGGGGTGGTAACTAACTTGACCTCCCCAAAGTTTGCTACGTTCTTACAAGTATGAAGTGCATTGATGGTTTCTTCTATTCGATTTGTATTGTCAATCGCAAAGCATGTAACTCTGGATAGATCAAGCATTTTTAAAATCCTCTACGACTGTTTCAATGTAGTCTATCATATCATCAGTAATGACTGGTGAACAACCCAAGAAGAATACTGTGTTAAGAACCTTATTGGCTTCAGGGTACTTCATGGCATCATCTAGATGTGAATATCCAGGATGAAGAAGAATGTTACCGGCAAAGTAATTACGTGTCTGAACTTTATTCTTCTCCAGATGGGCAACAAGAGAGTGTTTTAGTTTCTTGTTATCACACACAATAGGAACACCGAACCAACTGGTCTCACTATCATCACGTTCGTTAACAACACGACAACCATCAATGGTTTCAATGATCCTTTGAATACGATCTTTGTTCTTCCTTCTCAGTCTATGAATATCATCAAACTTCAGAAGTTGAACTGAACCAACTGCACCTTGCATGTCAAGTGGTTTCAAGTTGTAACCCATCTGGGAGAACACATACTTGTGATCAACAATGTCTTCGTAACCATCCAACCAAGTATCAAAACGACGGCCACAGACACCATTAGAGAGTAGGTTCTGTTGCCCTACACAATAACATCCACGACCCCACCAAGCAAAACTACGAGCAAGATCAATAATTGCTTTGTTGTTTGATGATACCATACCACCTTCAATAGTACAGATATGGTGTGCAGGATAGAACGAACACGATGCAGCAACTGCATGTTTGGTCAGATAGTTCTCTTTATACTTACTACCTAGACTATCACAGTTGTCAGCAATAATATGAATATCTTTACTCTTGCAAAGTTCTACCAACCTGTCCATATCATAAGCATTACCTAGAACAGGTGAAGAAAATACTGCACGTGTTCTTTCAGTAATCTTCTCTTCTACCTGATCCATATTCCAGTTCAGGTCATCCCAATTGATGTCAACAAAAACAGGTTTAAGACCAGCCTGAGCCAGTGGTGCAATGGTTGTTGCAAAACCACAGGAACATACGATGACTTCATCACCATCTTCCCACCCATAGTATTTTTTCAGGGCAGCAATCATCACTAGGTTGGCTGATGAGCCAGAGTTCACCATAACAGAATGACCAAACTCAAATCTATTAGAGAACTCTTTCTCAAATTTATTTACCTTCTCACCAGAAGATAACCACTTACCTTTCATTACAGCGTAGATAAGTTCTTGTGCTTCTAGATCATTCCAATATGGTCCAGAGTAATATACATTGTTGCCTGGCTTCCAATCTTTGTTAGCCATGAATGGAAACACATTATCATCCATCTCCTTGGCGGATTGAATGAAGTTCTCAATCAATTGATACATGATACTCTCTGTCTTTAGTGATTATAATATGGAGTCTTGAGTCTGTAAAGGTCATACTCCTTCTGACAATCAGGACCACTGAAGAGTTTACCCTCTCTATCAATGTAATCCCAATCTTTGACGATCATATCGTCACCTCTCCACCAACCGTTGGAAGTTTTATGGTCAAACCAGTACTTGGGTGCAATGACCTTGGGTGTGACATTAGATGTCCATACTGGCCAGAAGGAGAATGTTGATGCTGACATGATGACGTTCCTAGCATTATGTAGAATAGAATAATCAACACCGATATTGCCTCCTTTGTATTTGAAAAAACCTGTTCCTTGTTCAATGTCTTCTTGTTCCTTGAGAGTAGTTGCGCCTACAACCTTTGCCCAAGGAATAAACTTGTTTGCATTCTCTGGATCGTCAGTCACAACTACAAACTTCATGTTTGGATTCTGTTCCAACATCCTATCACGTGCATTCTCGTAGAACTTTGGTTCTAACCATGATGCAGTAATCAAATACTCACCACCACGGAAGTGAATGACACAAATATCTTCATCAGAATACTCAATAACATTTACATTATGAGATAACCATTGACGAATATCATCTTTACAATCATCAATATAACCTAAACATTGAAAGAGACCATCGATCTTTGAATTGTCAGGAAGATTATTCCATAGACCAGGATCAAAAAATATACCGCTATGACCACACTGTGGAAGAGGATCATTTCTCTCACGAATATAATGAGTGATACCATCAGGTAATGATTCTGGTGGTTGTCCCTCTCTAGGAGTATGACCACCAACTACTTCTTCCCCATAATCAAAGTCTGGCATGAACTTTCTTGCCTTGAATGGAGTACTTTTCTTTACGCCCCACTTATATCCATGTCTATGTGCGAGGATTCTAGATACCACCAGGTTCCAGATCTGGTTTCCCAGTCCAGAACCCCTATAAATTTCAGTTACAATCATTTGATCAAATAAGAATACTTTTCTTGGTTATCGATTAGATACTGTGGGAACCTATCAGCATCAAAGTGAGTAATACAGTATGATGCATTGTCCTGACCTAGTGGTGACCGACCATCTTTTAATCTCTGTTCGAGTTCACCAATCAGTTTTTCGTTGTTGAGTTCAGTATGTGCAGAAGACTTGATCTTCTTCATCACTCTCTCGTACATAGTACACTCTTCATCACTGCCAACTGTACTCCAATGCCAACCACCTGGGTAGATTCTTAGATTCTTCTCTTGAGGAAGTTCACGTCTAATGTTAGTCAAAGAATACTTACTTAGTGTGGCAAAGTCACACATCTTGGTACCAATCCAACGTGGACCTTCTTCTTCATAAGAGAAGTCTTGTGTTTGAGAGGTAATAGTACCTGTAGTTTCGAACCAATTCAACGCAGCTTGGTAGTTATCTTGTGCAAAGTTATACACCGTACCAGGTTCGTAGAAGTCTTTAATTTGTTCAATGACTTCTGGATTAGGTACTTCGTCTAGATCAGACCAGATGATTACATCTTCATCAGAACAATGTTCTTTGAGGACATCGATGATGCTATCCTTATAAAAAGTATCTCTCATAAAAGATTCTTTCTTTACATTATACTTTACACCTTGAGCCTGAAGTTGTTCAGATGTCGGTTCTTCGATCTTAGTGTAGATGATTTTATTTTTAAACTTCTCAAATCTCTCGTCTGTCGATTCAAATATAAACCCCTTATCTTCACCAGAAAATGTCTTACCACCTTCACTGAATACAAAGTAATCAACATAAGGTTCAAGAAGATTCATACGAATCTCTAATAGATCCAACTCATAACCAAATAGAAATACATCAAATACTTTCATCAGTCTTCGCCTCAATTTGTGTGCAGATCCATTCATATGTTTTACGAATACCCTCTTCAAGACTTTGAGAGTAATCCCATCCAAGCTTCTCACGAATAAGATCGTTGTTAGAGTTACGGCCACGAACACCTAGAGGTGCATCTAGTTTGTAAATCTTTCTAACTACTTTATTAGAAATCTTTCCTGCAGTCTCCACCAATTGATTGATAGTGACCATCTCTTCTGAACCAATATTCACAGGACCCATAAAGTCACTATCCATCAGTCTTCGAGTTGCTTCAATGCATTCATCAATGTACAAGAAGGAACGAGTTTGTAAGCCATCTCCCCACACCTCGATTCCTCCACCGACGTTCGGGAGGTAAGCAACTTTACGGCAGATTGCAGCTGGTGCCTTTTCTCTTCCGCCGTCCCAGGTTCCTTCAGGTCCGAAGATATTGTGATACCTAGCAACCCGAACAGGGATCCCATGGTTACGATTGTAAGTAAGGTAGAGACGCTCAGAGAATAGTTTCTCCCATCCATATTCGGAGTCTGGTGCTGCGGGATATGCGGATTCTTCACTACAGTCTGGGTTATCAGGATCAAGTTGATTATGTTCTGGGTACATACATGCAGAACCAGAATAGAAGATTTTGGTCTTGTTTACATCTTTGTCCAGATTAAGAAGGTGCTGTTCTTCAAGTACGTTCAGATTGATAGACACTGAGTTGTGCATGATATCTGCATCGTTCTCACCAGTGAATACAAATCCAGCACCACCCATATCAGCAGCAAACTGATAAATCTCATCAAAGGGTGACAGAAACTTATCCACAATCTGTGCATAGAACCCACCATTGACACCAGTGGTACGAATACAACGGCGAACAAAACTTCTATCACGCAAGTCGCCTTGAATGAATTCGTTTGCTTCAGTATCAGAATACTCTGGTCTCTTTAGGTCAACACCACGAACCCAGTATCCTTCTGATCGTAGTCTTTTCACCATATGACTACCAATAAAACCACCCGCACCTAGTACCAGTGCGGTTTTCTTAAATTCAGACATACATTTAATTTGTTACTTACTATTTATTTTACCAAAAATTGTTCTGTAGTCAATATGCTTTACACATCATTTCGACTCCAGTATCAATTGCAAGGTTCGGAACATGACCATAGGATGAAAGTTTGTCTACATTCATTGTAAAGTTTTTGATCTGTAGATACTTCTGTTCCTCAGGCATCTCCACACTAATCAACTCACTATTACTTCCAACATAGTCCTTTGCAAACTCGATGACTTCTCGGAATGAACGAGATACACCAGTACCAATGTTGTAGATGTTATTTGTATCGGACTCATCCATCAGAAGTTTCATTGCACTACACACATCTTCAACATGCATATAATCTTTTACATAGTTACCTCCTTCATACAATACGATGTAGTCATCATTCTTCAAACGACGGATCATATAACCTAGAACATTCTTACCTTGTGATACTGTTGGGTCAATACCAAAGACATTACCAATCCTAAAGATACGATATTTGATACCAAAGGTCTCACAATAAGACATCAGAAGTTGTTCTGCACATCTTTTAGTAATAGAATAGAACCCAGTTGGATTACAACAGTCAGTCTCTTTGGCATCTAGGATATCGTTACCATAAACAAACCCAGAACTTACAAAGTTGATTACAGTATCTGTTCTCTTACAATGTGATAAGAATTCAGTAAAGATTTTTAGATTGACATCAATATCAACCTGTAGATCTTGAAAAACATTCTGATTAGTTGTTGTACTAATAAAATACAATACATTCTTGGTATCAAAATGTCTTTGACCACGAGGAATGATTACATTACCAGGGTACATTCGTTCATATGTTGAACCGATGTACCCTGTACCTCCAAATAAAGAAAGGTCAGTCATACTTTTCACACTCACTCATAGTCTTACCTAATTTATCTTTGTCCGAAAGGATGGGTGTTGTAGTTGGCCATTGAATACCAAGGTCTTTATCATTCCATAGAAGAGTTCTGTCGTACTCTTTATAGTAATAATCAGTAGTTTTATATGCAATATGACAGTTGTCTGTCATACAATAAAACCCATGAGCAAACCCAGGTGGAACCCATAACATGACTTCGGGTGAATGCAAATCAATCGAATACGACTCACCAAAAGTCTCTGAGGACTCCCTCAAGTCTACTATAACATCCAGAATCCGTCCAGACATACACCGAACAAGTTTACCTTGTGGTCTCTTCACCTGATAGTGAAGTCCTCTAAGAACATTTACCGAAGAGTTAGAGTGATTGTCTTGAACAAACTCAACATCTAAGCCAATTTCTTTGAATGATCTAGAGTTATAAGACTCTAGAAAGAATCCTCTATTATCTTTATACTTATCTGCTTGAATAACAAATGCATCCTTGAGAGGAGTATCAATTCTATTCATAATAATATTTGATAGTTTTTAAGAGACCTTCATCGATATGTGTCGATACAGTCCAAGGTGTTTCAGTTGTGATCTTATCATTTGATGTTGAATATCTTTGATCATGGCCCGGTCTATCTTTAACGAAGTTAATTTCAAATTCTTTATTCATCAATCTAGCAATCCTATGAACAAGTTCAATGTTTTTCAACTCACATTCACCACCAACATTGTAACTCTGACCTGCTCTACCTCTCTTACAAAGTTCTACAAGGGCCTTACAATGATCCTCAACATAAATCCAATCACGGATTTGCAATCCACTACCATATACATCAACCGGAATGTCATTCATAATGCTTAAGATAGTTTTGGGTACCATCTTCTCATGATATTGTCGTGGACCATAGTTATTAGAACAGTTTGTAATAATAGTTGGTAATCCGTATGTGGTATGGTATGCATTTACGAAATGATCACTTGCAGCCTTAGATGCAGAGTATGGATTCCTTGGTCGGTATCTAGATATCTCATTAAAGGAACCGTATGCAATAGAACCAAACACCTCGTCAGTAGAGATATGCATAAATCTACTTACTTCATGTTCTAATGCACACTGAAGAAGATTAACAGTGCCTGTAATATTAGAATGAATGAAAGGTTTACAGTCTTTAATTGAATTATCTACATGACTCTCTGCTGCAAGATGAAAGACTTTTGTAATAGTCTCCTTTTCAAATACATTTCTTACCGATTCATCATCAGCAATATCTGTCCGATAAAACTTTACATAATCTGGAAGATTAGTTTCATCTGCAGCATAAGAAAGTTTATCCATGCAGATAACTTCCTCACCAAACTGTTCAAGGTAATGAAGAAGATTACTTCCAATGAACCCTGCTCCACCTGTAACTAAAATACTCATGATTTCTCATACTTGTTAAGAAGTTCTGGTGAATATTGGTCAAATACTTCTCCCGGAACTAATTCAGTTCTTTTTGCATTCTCCAAAGTATAAACTCTATTCCTAAGTTCAGTCGAAGAATACTTATGTCGTCTTAAATGATAATGTAGTTCAATATTATTATCAATACAGTATTGTTTTCCTGTGAAATCTCTGTCCTTATACTCTTCACTCAAGAATCTAATGTCGAGTGTTTGAGTTTTGATAAGATTAATAAGATCATCTTCGGTTTCATATACCAAGATCTCATCAACATACTTACAACCTTGGAGTTGTACATACCTCTCGTACACACTCTGAGTGGGTTTGTTTTTGATACCAGGTCTATCAATAGTAGGATCAACCTGAAGAGCAACTACAAGATAATCACATAGTTCTTTTTCCATCTTCAACATTGTCACATGTCCTGCATGAAACAAGTCAAAGGAACTACAATTAAAACCAATCTTCATATGAATAATTACAATATCTCTCTATGTATTGTATTAAAAAAGGAGGCCTTTGTCAAGACCTCCTAGTATAGGGTTCATGCCGCGCCACTTGCTCTTTAGAGAAGCAAGAAACTCATATCAGAGTTTACCTTTAGACAGTTTTTCAATATTAAGACCAGGTGCCTGTTTTAGAATACTAATTAGCAAGTCTACTTTGGCTTCTAGATCACCACTAACCGGAGCAGGAGCAGGAGCGGCAGGGGCAGAATTCTTTTTTTGAACTTCTTCTCCAACCTTCTTGACCCCAGTCTCAAGAGCCTTAAGTCTGGTTTCTACTTCCTGGTCATACTGAGACATATATGCTCCAGTATCTGATGTTTTTCTACTAGACATAATCGAAATACAAATCTGTTCTATTTATTATTATCTGGAAACTCTATCCCTTACATAACAAGGTACATCATCAGGATCAAGCCACTTAGGATATTCTTTGTCTTCAATAGCAAGAAGAAGTTGCTCTCCGTTATCAAACAAATAGATGTCAGAGTACTTTTTAGTATACCCGTCTGCCTTTTGTAAACGAAAATCGGGTTTACCATTCAGTTGAATATACCCCTTTTGAACAAAACGATAAGGAAACCGTTCATGAATAATAATAGTCTCGGTCGTCTCAACAGACTTAGGATCTAAATCGTTCATACTTCCACACTTTCAAGATCTTCTGCAATACAATCAATGAGAATGTCATAATCGTCGAGAGGATCACCCGAAAAAGTTACACCATCATTCTCATAAAATTTACGAACCTTCTTGTAAAGTTTTGGATTCTTTACGTCAAGGAAGAATTCCCCATTGGCTGCAGACCGAAGAGTTGTGATGTCTTTTTTGAACTTAGAAGTAATAGTCATTGTCTTGATTGTTGACCTTAGTATTATAAGGGTTTTGACTGTAAGAGTCAAGAGGACAGTCTGCGAACTGACCTCAATGCTTCTTGTGGGAGTCGGACCCACCTTAGCCGATTTATGAGATCGGTGCATTCACCGGATTGCTAAAGAAGCAAATAGAAGCCTAAGAAGCTTCGTTGTTATTCTCTGTGTATATTCGCATAGTCTCGTCATCAGCAGGCATCATCACGGCAGCCTGTCCATCCTCATTGACTATACCAAAAGTCTCCCCATTCTCCACTCTTTCCATCAACTCATCCCAACGATCTTGATACTCTTTTACAGTAAAGACTTCCATCATCACATTTGTAGTTGATTTATTTATTGTATCGTTACCTGACTTCAAAGTCAAGTCTCTAGAAAAGTATATGCCAATGACAGTCTGGGTTTTGATGTTAAGTTATTGGGTGCAAAACCGGTATGGTCATTCCTACAATCAAATAAACATCCGTTATTAGGAATGTATGGGACATAAACATATTCGTCACCTACATTACAACAGAACTCTCCGCCCCAGATTGTGTTCCAATTTGATTGACAAAATATCACAAATGTCCATAGTGAATCCGATGGATTATCCAATGGACCGTCTTTATGAAAGATAGAATGCATGCCAGAATATTGAATGTTGGTATTTACTTTGATTAGTTTTAATTTTTGTCTTAGATGTTTTTCAGCTTTCAGCTTTACATACATTCCTATGTTAATGAGAACGAGATTGTCACCCATGAAACTAGAACTTTTTACTATTTTGCCTCTAATAGAACTATTCCCATCATCATATGACGATTCTTTATCAAAGATCCAGTGGTTGTTTATGGGATTAAACTCATCACCAACTCGTAAAAACATTTCCGTAGGGAAAACATTATTAACATGAAAGACGTTCTTATGTAATTCCTTAAATATCATCTCACCTCAAAGTCAAGTCTCTTTACCTTACGTCTACGTCTTTGTTCCTGATACATCAAGTCTGCTGCAGTCAGTACATCATGACTATCATCAAGTTTATTGTTAGATATAATCAACACTCTAGATAAATCAACAGCAGAAATCTTATCATCAGTGAGTGTGGTGTTATTTGAACAACCGCAGACCTGAGTCTTTGGAGAACTCGTAAGTTCTACATTACAATTTTTGCATCTGATAACTAACATGATTCATTAGATTGATACGACATGCTCGAAGAGGGGATCGAACCCCCGACAACTTGAATGTAAATCAAGTGTTCTACCTCTGAACTATTCGAGCTAACTGGCCCACTAGGACTCGAACCTAGGACAACAGAGTTAACAGCTCCGTGCTCTACCAACTGAGCTATAGGCCAATGACGGGTCAGGAGGGACTCGAACCCCCGACCAATTCATTAGAAGTGAATTGCTCTATCCATCTGAGCTACTGACCCGTGGGGTAGTTCCTATCGCCTCTAACCCTGAACTACCAAGGGGGTCACAGCAGTGGTCTCTCAACCACTTTTATAGTATAGGGTAAACCCTGACTGGTGTCAAGGGTATCAATACAATGGAACAAAAATAACTTGAGTGTATCTCATCTCGTCCTTGAACTGACTCGTTGGCGTATGTTGTCCATGAGGAAACTGAGAGTCGAAAATAACTGCACGATTCTTTTTACCCTGCACACTATGTATCTGTTTAACTTCAGATTTTTTACAACGAATGTTAGTTTTTACACCCGGTGGAACGTCATAGAAGTTCATTCCTTCACCTTCCTCATAGTGTTCATTTAGAAAAACCACAATAGCGATTTGACCTGTAGCAGAAACACCATCCCTAGGGAGAATATCATGATCGTCTCGATGACACCCATACCAATTATCCTTTAGAAATGGTTCAAATTCTTCAGTAAATGAAAAACAATTCACAGTAAATTCTTTACTGACATCCATTCTTTCTGGAGGAAACTCAATGATATTTGACAACAATATATGTAATGACCCATCAAATGCATATGGAAGTGTTGTCCCACGCATATTTGATTTGTATACTTTTCTTGCATCAATAAAAGTTTTGTTGTTATCTGGTTGTTCCCAGATTAAACTTATAGGCATTTTTGGAAGTTGTGATATAACCCCATCTATGTCCTTATAAAAGTTATCAATTGTTGTTATCTTAGCAATTTCTGTATCGATCGTAGTAATTATTGGGTCTTCGTTTATTTCAAAAACTGTATTATCAAATACTAAAGAATTGTCTACAAGCATAAATCAAACCAGTACCATTTTTTTACTATAATCGTAAGCATATTGTTCACGATATCCTTTGATACCCCACCCCAACCATCTATATGCAGGACGCATGTAATAAGATATACTTTGATCGTGCCCTTCAAATACAGGAAGATTTGTTTGGAAGATTGGTTCGTTAACCATCCAGCGAACTTGACCTTCTAGAGAAGATGGATCACATTGATATTTAGCACAGAAGTTTCCAAGTCCTCTGTAACGACCAATACTAGTCCACTGAATCAAACCAAATCCACCAGACTTACATTCAGTGTAAGAGACGCGAGCACCACCCTCACAGATGTTAGGGATGAACTTACTCTCCTGCTTGATGTTACCCATGATCGTAGCAAGGGCATTACGATCTTTGATAATTGTATATTCTTGAAGTTTTGTAAGAACATATTGTTCATTAGGTGAACATGTAGGACATTTCCATTCTTTCTCAACCTCAACAATCACAACTGGGTCATATTCTGCTGTCACAACATTTTCTTTTACCACTGTGTCATCAGTTTTTGCAGCGACACACGCACTACCAAGTAGTGTTGCTGAAATAGTCAGACCAGTAAGAAATTTTCTAGACATCGAAATAATTGCGAAATTCAAGTAAAGTTTATTTATTGTAGTAATCCTTTCGGTAGTACCGTCCAAGGATATTCGAATTGTAGTACAGGGGTGTCTCATCTGTCAACCGCTGAGACAGAACCTCGTTCAGAAACAACTGACGTGTCTCCTCAAAGTTAGTCTGACCTTTGGTATCGTGTAAGGAAAGTATCTCTCTAGAGAATTTATTCTTACCAAAAAGATTCACATCCTCTTTTAATTCGGGACATGAACCATAGTATTTTTTCCAATCGGATTCTTGTTTTACCTTACGCTTCTTTCCTTTAGGGGTTCTAAAGGACCAAAAATACTTTCTCCCAATGTATTGTCGTTTGTTTGACTTATTGGTAATGAGATAAACAAAGCCAAAGTTATCCCCAATAAGATCGCCGGTAAAGGGTTCACCTTTAAACAACCAGGGGTTCTCGTAGTCACACACTCACTTTTCTTCATAGTCCTGAAATATGTAGTCGTCTAACTTTTTGGATTTTATT